TAGATCGAACATCTGCTCTAAAGGATAAGATATTTGCTGGTACATCATAATCAGCTACCTCTGTTGATTTTGTAATATACCAATCTGTTGGTGCAAGTAATCCACTTGCTTGTTGTTTGACTATTCTTTTCTTTTCAGTTTTTAAACCATAATTAATAACTTGGTTGCCATCATCATCTAAAACATTATTACCATCTTCATCTACTGCGTTTTCATCATTTAATCTTTTAGCAGTTGCAGTTCCCCAAGATTTAGTAACTTGACCATTAGCAAAACTATATTGTTCGTTTGTGTTATTGTAATATGCTGGGTCTTTGTAATTAGTTGAATCAGTTATAACTTCATATAATCCTATTGCTTCTTTTTCAGCAGTAGTCCAAAGTTCAAATATTTTAGCTGGGTATTGATTATCATTTAATTCAAATCCTTTTGGATATGAGAATGTTTTTGTTATCTGTCCATTTTCTACTAAAGCATACATATTATTAACCTATATTTAATGATCTTCCTGTTTCTAATAAATTTGTTCCATCAGATTTAAAAACAATCACATCTTTTGCAGATGCAGTTGTAGTTAGAGTTGGTGCAGTTGCCCCTGTGAATTTGTAAGCACTATTAAAAGTTAATGTTCTTGAGCCTGTACCATCTTGAATTATTGTTAATGAATAAAATGCACCAGCTTGTTGGTTTGTTGGTGCGTTAAGTGTTCTGTTTCCAGCTAGTGTAACTTTTGCAACTTGTTGAGTTGATAAATTCCAATCTATAGTAGCACCATCAGTTAATGTTTGTTCAGCAAAATAACCTTTTTTTGTAAATAAGATATTACTATCAGATAAAGTTAAAACTGTTCCTGTTGCAGTTGTTGAAAGTCCTGTAATTGAAATTGTACTATCTAACCAATTAACTGTGTTAGCTGAATGGTCTAAAGTTGCCAAAGATATATCATCTGCACCATCATAATATTTTAGAGTTGGATTAGTTGCTGAGGTAGTATCTAGCCAAATCGTCCCCACAACAGCACCACTTGGTCTTGATGTTCCAGAATTAGATGAATTTATTGCAGATAAAACATTATTAATATCTGTTCTAGTAGCTGGAAATGATTGGTTTGCTATATTGTAATCGTGTTGTGCCATGATTTCTTATACTCCTTTTAAAAACCTTTTGCAATAAAATCAAATGTTCTCGATATATTTGTTCCACTTGAATTTTTAAATAAAACATCAAAGCCATTAATTGTTTTATTAGATACTGTGAAGAAATCTCCTGTTGCCATGTTTTCTCCTGTGATACCAACTGCATAATTAACAGATTTGTATGGGTTTGTAAATGTTACTGTTTTAGTTCCAGCACCAGATACTATATCATTTCCACTAAATATTCTATCAGGCATATCTATTGTAACTGTTACTTCTGATACGACAGGAGTAGAAGCACCATCTGTTGAAGTTAAAACAACTCTAAATTTAAAAAATCTAGCAGTATAATTTCCTATTACAAAATTTTGAAAAGCTGTGTATGTTGAGTTATCATCACTTGTTGCTATTTCTAAATGTGCCTCACAGTTGGCTGGTGTATCTCCATCAAAGTTAGAAGGTGCAGAATCAAATAATCCACTTTTATTATCAAAAAGGTCATCTGGATTATCAGATGTTTGACTTAAAGTTGCAGTAATTCTTGCAGTATGTTTTGCACCTATATCAATTACATCTGCAAATTCATAATTACCATTTGCATTAAAATCAGCATTAGAAACACCAGAATCAAATACTCTAGTAGTTTCATCATCAAATAATCCAGAAGCACTATCAAAGAGTTCTGATGAATCTAATTCTATTGCATTGTCAGTTAATAATGTATTTGTAAATGTACCAGTAAAATTAGGGTGTTCTGATTGTGTTGCAACTGCATTATGATTAACAACATCAGTTACATTAGAAATAATAGATGTTGCATTAGAACTAAAGTTACCAAGTTTATCAACTGCTTTGATTAGATAAGTTCCAGCCCTAGCTGGTACAGTTATTGAAGTTGCTGGTCTTGATACTTTTGTAACTAAATTAACTGAGTTTTGCCAATCAGCAGTTCCATCTGTTTCAATAGCATATCTAATTTGATAATATGCTAAATCTAAATCTGGTATCTGTGTCCAACTTAAATGTGCATTTGTTCCAACAATGTTACAAGAAAAATCATTAATATCAGATGGTGGCTCAATAGCACCTACGATTGTTCTTTGTGCTGATACATAAGCTGATGATACGCCTAAACTATTTACAGCTTTAACTCTTACGTCATACACCTTTTGGTCAACAACATTTAAAACTCTATGATTTAATCCTTTACCTTGAGCATAAATAATAAAATCTGAATCTGTACTTAACTTGTATTCTACTTGGTAATAATCAATAAATTTATCAACAGAAGCACCTATAGATATATCTAACGCTACAATTACAGTTCCATCATTATACTCAACTAAAGTATCATCAAGTGTAACACTTGCTGGTGGTTGGATAGTAAATGGATTAGGAAGATTAGTAGCTGGTACTGTCGGTGCTTGTGTTTTAGTTGCCCAAGTATAATGTGCGTCTTGATGTTCTACTAAATCTAAACCAAGTGTGAAATCTGGATTAAATTTAATAGATAAAACTCTAAAAGGTTTAGCACTAAATCCAATTGAACTATGCGTTATATTTACAATATCTCCTATTGCTAAATCATACGCACTAAAAGAAACATTAATCGATAATCTTAAAGAATCTCTAGTCCGTCTAAGTATAACTTCTGCCATTTCTTCTGCTTGATAAGTATTTGTTATGACTTTGCCAAAATCAAATCTACCCTCTAACAAAAATCCACCATCATCAGCTTTCATAGTTGAATGACGATCTGCACTTGGTAATCCACTATCATCTATTGGTGGAAACTGTACTTCGTCAACTTGATAATTACGATCAGGGTTAACATAAGTTACAATAACTCTATTATACTTTTCGTTTTTAGCTGGAGTTGTTAAAGTATATCCACCTATAATATTATCTTCTGTTAATGTTATTGATGCAGTTCCTGTTGTTTCAATAATTAAATTGTATTTACCTTGTGTGTATGGCAGATAACCTCTACACCCTTTTAAAAGTTCTCTTACATTTTCTAATAATTTTTTAGAAGTATCTATAACTGCATTAGTATCAAATATATTTATATCACTACCACCAGAATAAGGTGTAACTTGTGTTTCGCAAACTTGTGAGGCATCATAAAAAGATTGTAAATCTATTTCACTAATTGCTAATCCTTTTCCATATCTTTCATTTGTTAAATAATCTAATAAGCACCAAGCTGGATTAGTTTGAAAAGATGCAGATTGCTCTACTAAACTTGAATTATAAGTTCTTACTTTTTTTCCTTTTATTCTAGCTTGTACTTTTGGAATTCCACTAAATGCGTCTTGATTCCATTTAAACCTTAATGCTAAATAGCAAAGACCAGATAGCTTATGATTACTTCCCCAATTTGATAGTGCTGATAATATACCTGAAGCAGATTGCCCATCAGTTCCAAAGTGTGGTTCTACTCTAATTAAACTTTCTGCACTTGAGCCTTCTTCATTTGGGTCAGCTTTATAAAAATTGCTATCTGAACTATTTACTTCTACTTCTGTTCCATCTGATAATGCACTTGCCCATGTTACAACTTTGTCATCTACTCTTATTTCTTCAATAGAATTTATTTCTCCCTCTGCCATAACGATAGCCATATAAAGATATTGATTTGTGTTACCACCACCAGAATCTAAAAAGACACGAGTACCACCAACTAATCTTTCTCCATAAATTACAGGAATGTTTGAGTCATTACTTTGTTTATTTAAAAGTATTCCTGTTTCAAATTCATCTGCTTCATTTAATCCATAATCTGGAATGTCAGGAACTTTAGGTCTAAACAACCATGATATTGCGATGGTTGCAATTATCTGTACTACTTTATTGGTTGTGAAATAACTAACAGCTGCTGAAATTAATGCAGTAAAAAAAAAAGATTTAATTTTAGTTTTTTTAACTTCTAATCCAGCACCACCATATTGTTTTAAAAGTTTTTCTTCTCTTTTATTTATATAAGCAAGGAACTCTCCTTTGGGTGCGTGTTTGTTTAAAATTTTCTTTGCTAATTTGATTAGTAATTTTTCAAACCATCTAAACATTATTCTCTACCCCACTTAACATCTTGTACTGTTTCTGATGAAAAATCCATACCAACATCTGTACTAAAAAATCTTTGTTGTGAAGTGTTGTTTGTTTTTCTTCCATTTTTCTTTTCAAAATCAGCCCAATGTGAAACAACAGATAAATTAACTATACTTTCTTTTGTGGTTTCATTAATTGCAAAATTTTCTATATTTCCTTTATAAAGAAGAAAGGGATCTGAAATTATTTGATTTGTATTAGTTAACAATCCTCTAAATATAGTTACTTCGTCATTTGTTATATTTTCATTTAATACTGTTGAAATGAATGTTTGATCTGCACCAGATAAAGATATTAATAAACTTGATTTAGTTACATCTATTTCTTCAGTAAAATCAGAAATACCAATAATAAAATCTGATGGGGTATAAGTAACTGAAGAACCTGATACTGATGAAGTTAATGAGAATGAACAATCGGTAAAATTAACAGGAGTACTAAAATTTATTGTAAGAAAATGAAAAGGTCTAATATCATTCGTCGCTAATGCTGTCTTGATTGATGATGTTAAATTCCTTGTCATTATGCTTCTCGTAAGTAGTTCTAACTAATTGTTCCGTACCTTTTATCATAGTAATTTCAAACTTGCTATTAGGTTTTTTAAATTCCTTCAGGTCGTTAGTTCTTATATTTATTTCACTTTCATCTACTATGATTTCAGCAACAAAGTCAGCCGTAACAAGGTGGGTTATTTTATATTTCATTAAAGAGATTCTTCTACATCAAATTCAAATTGATATAATAACGCTCCATCATTAGCAGTACCAACAGCACCAAACTCTTGAATATCATTAGTTAGATGTACTGTAAAAGGAACATTGTCATAAGTTACTACTGAATCATCTGCTACTGTTTGTAAAAGAGGTGGCTCGATAGTTACTGTTGAAGCACCACTAGAGGCTTGGACATCTGCTACAATCATATAAACTTTATCGTGACTAGCAAACTTAATAAAATCTCCTGACTTAAATGCGTGTGGATTGTCATTATGGTGTCCGTCCATAGCAATCGTTGTATCTCCTACTGCGTGAGAGCCATTTACCAATACAGTATTAGTTTCATTACCTCTGGCATTTGTAACTTCTGGTGGGATAATGGTAAAGTTTTCTTTGCCTGATCTTTGTTTAATTATAAAAGCCATTAATTCTCCATAAACATCTGATCTAGTTCCTGTAATAACTCTAATAGTAAATGCAAATCTTTGATTGTCTATCTGTCTAGCAAGTTTTTTACCAGATACACTTTTTGAAATAATAGTATTTTGAATAGACTTTATTCCTAAAGATTCAAACTTAGCAGAAGATATTGGAAAAGCACCTGACATTAAATTAAACTCTCCTGACCTCTTTCATTAACTGCGTTATTAATTAATTGAGTTATAGTTCCTCTTGATCTTACAAGTAATTCTTCAAAGCCTGAAGCATCTACTGTGTTAATGTTAAAATTAACTGTAGTACCACCACCATTTCTTGTGCCTCTTGCGTTTTGAGTTATTTGACCGGTTTGATTAGGAACGAATAATTCTGGTCCTCTCTCTCCAACTACAACAGCTTTACCTTTTGATACAGCACCACCTTTAGCAAAAAATTCTAATCCACTTCCACTTCCACCACTACCACCTCCTAGAGCATTGAATAATATTGCTCTTTTTCTTTCTGTGTTTTGAGACTTCATTAAATTTAATTTATCTGCTTCAGCTTCTACTTCTTCTCTGTTTAAAATTTTGTTAATTTGTCGTAGTGCTATTTCTTCAATTAGACTTGATAAAATATTTACCATAATACTTTGTGCTATTTCTTTAAGTGTCATGTTTAAATCTTTACCCCTTACAACTACTTCTGCAAGTCCTTTTGATAAACTTTTAACTGAACCAACTATACCTTTTGCAAGTCTTTCATTAACACTTTCTAATTGTTTTTTAATTTTTTCTTGAATTATTTCTCCAACTTTTCCAAAATCAACTCCTGTTTCTTGAACTTCTTTTTTTACTTTACCAGCTAAGTCTAAAAGTTTTTTCATTTGTTCGTTAGTTAATTCCATATTCTTCATTACTGATTCTATAAATTTTTCTACAGCTTTTGTTGCAATCATCCAATCTTGAGTATTTTCTGCTGATGCTCTTGTTTGTGCATTTAGTTCAGCTAATGGTGTTTGTAATCTTTCAGCCGCATCTTTAAATTCTTTAACAGTTTTCATATTAGCATTGAAAGTTTCTTCAGAGATTAATTTTAAGAATCTCATAGATTTTGCCATACCCTCTATCATAGAACCATAAGCACTAGATAGACTTCCTAACATTGATCTTAATGAATCAAAAATAGAACCAAGAAATAAAACTAATAATTTACCTTTACCACCTAACATAAGGAAACCAACTACACCTAATTCTTGAACTCCTCTTGGTAATGATTTTAAAACCTCCATTGTTCCTTTTATTGCATGTGCAACAAACATAAATGGTCTTCGTAACGAATCTACAATAACAGCTCCACTAATTAATATTTGTTTAGTAACTGTAATTAAAAAATCTGAAGTTCTTGCACTAGCTTTTGCTAACATCTCTCCATTTTGTTCAATCATTTCATTTATAACAACAAGACCATTTTTAATAAAATCAAAGAAACCAGCTCTGTTAGTTTCAAGTTTAAATTTAAAAAGTTTATCTGATAACATTGAAAGTGTTCCTGTAAAGGTAACTGCCATAACTTTCATCGCATTACCAAATTCTCCATCTGGTCCAAATACTTTGAAAAAAGCATCTCTAGTTTCTTTTGCAGTCTTTTTCGCACCAGCTTCAAATCCTAATAAATCTCTAACGCCTCTTTCTCTAAATACATCAGCGGCCGCTATACCACCTGAAAATGCTCTTTGTATTTGTGTTGCAGTTATAGCAAAGTCTAATCCTGTTACTGTAGCAACATTACCTGTTACTTCTAAAATCTTTGCTAGTTCTTCTGCATCTTTAGATACAACAGCTAAGTTTCCTGAAGCCGCTGAAATTTCTCCGAGTGAAAAAGGTACTTTAGCCGCAAAATTAATTAATTCATTAAATGCTTTGTTACCCTCTTCCATTCCTTTAAATAGAAATGCAAATCTAACACCTAAATTTTCTACTTGTGAACCAACACTTAATAATGATTTGATAACTAACGCACCACCTATACCAGCTAATGCACCTTGTATTGAAAATACGGTATTTTGTAATCTACCTAAACCAGCTTGAACAGAACCTAATGCTTGTTTTGTTTTATCTTTTGCAAGAATGTTTATAAGTAAATTTTGAGCCATATTTATTTCTTCATGTTAGCTTTGGACTGTTCACTTTCATCTAACATAAATCCAATCCAAAGATTAAACTCATATTCACTCATCTGACTAAGTTCAGATAAATTTATTTTGAGCCTATCTGCTAGTATTAGCATATTTTTAAGCTCTATGTCAGTACTTACTTTTTTTTTAATTCCTCAGCACTTGGAGTTTGAACCATGGCTATAGCTATCTTTGACAGTACATCGGAATCTACTTTATGCATGATTGGAAGTTTATCTTCTAATGAAAAAATCTTTTCGCCATCTTTATCAATAGCTTTCATAATAACTACATCAGCTAATAGTCCAGCATCGTTTAGATTTTCTGTTTTATTAAAAAGTTTTTTCTTTTCTGCAAGAGTTATTGGTTGCCAATATATAATAGTTGGTTGACCTTTTTCGTCTTGCCATTCTTCCACTTCAATAGATTGAACACCTAGAGACTCAAAATGAGATTTTGCTCTATCAATAATCTTCATAAATTAGATTATACTGTTCCTACTGTTAAAGCACCTGTACCTTGAAAAGTAACACTTCTAGAAATAACTCCATCTAAAGTATTTGAAATTGACATTCCTGTTACAATTCCACTACCTGAATATGAAGCATCACCAGATGTATTACCCTCTGGAAGTAATGTGAAAGTTAAAGATGAACCTACTGTCATTTCTTCTTGTGAAGTATCTGTTTCGTCAAAATGACATTCAACAGAACCACTAAATGAAGTTCTTCCTGCTAAAAATGTTTTTGCAGAATCTGATAATGATGTATCTTCAACAACATCGCCTGTAGTTTCTAAAGTAAAGGCAGTTACTTCGCCTGTTACGTTAGATCCTGTTTTGACGACACCTTCTTTTCCGTGATGGGTTGCCATGATTTTTTCTCCTTGGTTTTAGTTTTGGTATTAGCTGGTTTATATCCTAGCTTCTCATAGTGTGCAAGATTATTTTCGTTTATTGTAATCTCATCACTACCTTTATACATTTTTATATCTTTTGCCATAACACCTTTATAATTGATTTAATCTTCTTCTTCAAGTTCTTCATTATCTTCTTCATAGTCTTCATATGGGTCTCCTTGTTCTTCAAGTTCTTCCTTAACTTCTTCACAAAGTATTGAAATCTTATCATTAAGTTTTTCTATTTTGTTAATTTTTTTTAATATGCTCATTATACAGTACCAGCTTGATGTTCATAAATTACTCTAACTATCATTGACACTCCTCCATATGGAAACAATGTACCAGCATCAGTTTCTATAGAAACAACTTCAGTATCTAAAGCATTTCCATTTCTTGTTATATCAGTTTCTAATGCTTCTTCAATAACTTCCATTAATTGGTTTCTTGCAGTGTCAATATTAGTTTCATTTGTCTTAACAAATCCTGATATTAAAAATTCTAGAGTATTAATTCTAGTTTTTGCTCCACTTCCTAATTCTTGGTCTTCTTTTATTTCTTCTTGTGTTTGAACTAGTACTGCTGGGAATTGTTGTTCAGATAATTCTTCTAAAGGAAACGGTTGTCTAGTTACCTTTTTAATTGTTATAGCTGATATACCAGAAATAGTACTTGCTATATTACTTGCAATATTTTCTCTTGTACTCATAATTTTAATCTTCTTATTTCTTTACTTACTAAATTTTCAAATTGTTTTTTTATAACATTTTCTACTTTTTTGTTAAATCCAAAAAATGGTCTTTCAGGAAGATTGCCTGATCCTGTTTGATGCCAATAAGCTCTCTTACCCATTCCCATATCATTAAAATAAACTTGTGCTTTGTAGTTATTAACTACTCTTGATTTCATACTTTGTAACATTCTGTTACTATCTTGTAGATCAACAGTCGTCTTACCTTTAAGTGCTGAGTATTCAGGAGAGTATCCAACAAACCTACCAGCAGTATATTTTTCTCCTCTAGTAGTTTTTTCTTCTATAGTTCTTCTTAATTGTTCTCCAGCTTGTTCTAATCCTTTTCTAGTAACACGAGGAAATCTTTTTAGAAATCTGTTAAACTTTTTTTGAATCTTTTTTGTATTAGTAGAGAAGTGAACTGATAAAGCCATTATCTAATAAGTCTTCCTGAACCATGTAAATTTTCTCTTTCAGCAACACTAATAGTACCACTATCATCTGAATCGTACTCTACACCATCTTCAAGTATTTTTTGAAATTCAATATTGTATTGGCTATTATAAAATTCAATCATTCTTTCAAATCTATCTTTATCAGCTTCAGGTCTAAATTTTGTTAATGCTGGAAAAAAGAATTTACCTAAAAATAAATAAACACCAGCTCTAGTAAATTGATCTAAATTAACTCTAGTGTTGTCTAACTCTACTGTATTTAAAACTGTTATATCTGTAAAAACATTTGACTTATATGTTTGCCACCATTTTATTCTTAACTCTCTTAAAATATCATCTGTAGTTAAACCTAACCATGTAGTTACTTTTGCATCATTAGAAGCTATACCAAAATCAAAAGCATCTGGTTGGTATGTTTGTATATCTGAAACTGTAATAACATCTGAACCTGTAAAATTTGTCATAATAATATTCCTATAATTGATTGATGGGGGATTGCTCCCCCACCAAAAGTTGCATTAATTAGAATGCCGCGTCCACTGTTACTTGACAGCCAAAGTCGTCTTTAACAACGCCTGTACCGTAAGTTACAGAACCTACGATTTCAGTTGCTCTTAAAGATGCATCTCTTTGAGTCTCGATTTTGAAATCAGATTTCATCGCAAGACCTAAAGATTGAGGATGGAATACACCTCCAACTCCGTCATCATTACCATCAGTTGCAATATTTGCATTTTCAAAAAGATCGATACCGAATACTGTTCCAGCATAACCACTTCTTAAAATTTGCTCTTGAGATTGACCTAATGCGTTTGCACCAGTTGAGTAACCAGCCGCTGTTAGAGTTTTCTTCAAGTTAAACATTGCTTTAGGAGCAAACACACCATAGTAAGGTCTAGGGATGTTCAATGATCTTAAAGTTGCTTCAGCTTGTAATAACAGATCAGCAGTTAATTCAGTTCCAGCCGCACCAAGATCGTTTCCTGACGCAAAAGAACCAAATAGAGCTGATAAATCTGCATCTACTTTTTTAGCAATCGCTTCACCGAAAAGTTTTCCGATGTCAGCCGCCACATCTCTTGACGCAGTATCTCTACCTAGGTCAGTTAATGTAGTCATAACTCCAACTTCAGAAGCAGTTATAGTTGCTTCAGTTGGGTTAATTGCTGTGTTTGATAAATCAGTTGCTTCAGCTACTGCCGCCGCACTGATAGTTGGATATACAGGAACTGCAATTTGTTTGCCTTGTCCTGTGATATTGTAAGTCGTAACCAAAGGTCTCATAACAGAAGTTTCTTGGAAGTTAAAAATAGCTTCTTGGATAATTTCTGTGTACAGTTCCGATAGCGTTGACGATGTTGTTTCGTTTGCCATTTTATTACCTATTAATTATTAATTGTTAATTTAGGATTTAATTTGAAACCACCTTTAGACTTACGCATTTCTTTGTAAATCTTATAATCAGATGGATTGTTTAAATCCAATTCGCCTATTGATTTCGGTTTAAGGCTATTACCACCGATACTACTCTGGCTTCCTGATCCAGACAAAGACCCTTGACGGAAATGTGGGTTAGTATCTAAAAACTCCTTTACTCTATCTTCTACAGTTAAAGGTTGTCCTTTTTCGTTATATCTGATGTTTCGGTTATTATCAAGTACTTCAACTCTCCCATCGTCAGATAATTGTAATTCAGATTTTAACAAAGATACTATTTGTTCAGGAACAACAGCTTTATTTGAAGATGCTACAGCAAGTATCTGTTTATCAATCTTCTCAGCTACCATTTCATTTTTAATTCTTTGGATTTCTTGTTCCTTTTCAGATAATCGTTCTTGCATTATCTTTTCAAGTTCTTGTTTTGTTTTAGCTTCTTTTAATTGTTCTTGTTTAACAAGTTCAGCTTTTTGGTTTTCTTCTTCTTGTATTTTCTTTTCGTACTTTCTTCTTTCAGCCATAATTCTATTTTCAATCATGCTGTTAACTTGATCTTGAGTGAAAGTTTTTGTTTGTGGTTGTTCAGAAACTTCATTTGTATTAGTTTCTGTATTTTCAGTTGTAGGTTCTACTACTTTTGTTTCTTCTGACATATTACTCCTTATTCAGTTATTATTGTTCCGCTTTCGTCATACCAATCTGGGTTAACGAAGCTCCATTGATGACGACAATTATATCCACCACGAACTAATAATGGATCTCCTGACTTCTTGCCTTTCCAAGACTTAGATGCCCAAAGTTGTTTGACTTCATCAATCGTAAATAGTCCTCCATTTCGTATATCATATTCCCCACTTCTTACAAGCCTACAATGATCTCTAGTTGTAGGAATAATATTACCAAAATACTTACACATTGTTAATCCAGCTTCTACTGACTTATGTAAATTTAGAGTTGCGTCAAATTCTCTAAGTCCATCATTTAAGATTTGGCCAGCATATCGTTTCATGTTTTCGCCTGACCTTGTTGTTGCATACTTAGATTGTAATGTTTGAATATTTTTATTTAATTTTGACCTAACTGTAACTCTTTCTGGTCCTGTAAGTCTTCTAACTCTAACTTCATCTTTTTTTATTTGGTTAATAAGTTTTTGTACTTCTGTATCATTAGCAGTTGCATAGATTCCATTTATTGTTTGTCTTAGTTCTGTTTGTAGTTCAGTAAAGTTAGTTCCAACTAATGTACTTTGATATATTTTATCTGAAATTGTTCTTGTAAATGTATTTGCAACATCTTTGAATTGAGTAAATGATTGTCTTTTTAGATTTGTTATAACAGATAAGTCAGAATCGGTTAGTTGTTGAAACTCAACAGGAATCCTACCAATAGTCTTAAATGCTCTTTCAATTCTTTTTGCTTGTTTAGAATAACCCTCTCGAACAACTTTATCTGACCAAGCTAAATATTCTCTTTCTAAAATTTCTCTAATTATAGGTCTTGATGCTACTGCTGACTTTAATTCAAACAACTTACCCTCTTTCAAAGGAAGTGTTCCAACATAAGCCATTACTTCTTTTTCTATTTTATCTAATGCTCTAATCAAATCTTCATAGTATCTAGCTTCAGCTAACTCAATTTGAGAGATTCTATAATTTGTCATTTGTTCAACAATATCGGACATGAAAGTTAAATATCATTAAAAGACTAAAAAACCAAGCAACAGATAAAATTAATTTTTTTTTGATTGGTAACAGTTACTCATTTTTTACAAATTGGACAAAATCGTTTAGAACTTACAGGATGTGTAAAACCGAATGTTGTATAATGGAGAATGAAAAAAAAACGGAGAGTAAAATATGATCATGTCAAAAAAGTATTGGGATGAACTTTTAGAGAAGTCTAAGAATGAAAAGTTAGAACCTTTAGAAGTTGTACCAATAGAACAACAAGAACAAGAAGGCAAAATTCTAGATGAAGAATCTAGATGGATGTTAGCTAAACAAAAAATACTAAACGGAGGGAAAACAAATGAGTAAAGATCACTTAACAAAATGGTTAAAAGAAAACAAAGAGAGTGTCATAGCACAGATGGTTGAAAAAGATCCTAACGAAAGATTAATGATGGCTCTATCAAATGGAATGGAGTTAGAAAAATCTAAATACGATGATTGGGATGATAACAAACATTACATTCATGTTGAGATAAGTTTTAAAAATAACAATGCTCATCTGTATTTTGTTAGAAAAGAGAAGAAATAACCACTAACTATGCTCTGTATTAATTGTTGATCCTATAAATGGAATATACGAGGGTAGGATATATGAAAAAAACAACAATAGGAGATAAAATGAAAACAGGAACATTAGTAAGACCTAACAATCCAGATAATTTACAAGAATTAAGGGATGGAGAGTTAGCTGAAGTTATAGATACAAATAATGAAGATGCAGTTTTAATTAGATTTAACGATGGACACGAAGAATGGAAATTGTTAGAAAATGTTAAATTAATAGAGGAGAGATCATAATGTACTACAACATATACACTAAGAAAGAGTTCTCAGGTAAGAATCTTGAGAAGTTACAATCTACAAATCTACAAGGTGGATTTTGTACTTTTAACCAAGCTAGAAAAATGGGTGGTAAAGTAATCAAAGGAAGTAAAGCAGTTACTAAACTTTCTAGAATGGTTATGGATGGAAAGGAAACTGAGTTTAGAAGTTATCCTGTATTCCATGTTTCTCAAATTGAATTTAAACAGGAGGACAAATAATGTTTATTCCAATTCAATCTGTAGGCTCTTTAAATGTTCATTTAATTAACACTAATCACATTATAGATATAATTTTATCTATGAGAGGAGATGAAAAACAAGTTGCTATAATTAAAATGAATAATGGTACTTCATATACTACTTGTAAAGTTGAATTGTTAAAAAAATTACAAACAACTCAGCAAGTTAAAGCATTAGAAGATGAAATAGAGGAGTTTAGAAAAAATAGAAAAATATAATTTAATTTAGGGGTTACTGTATAGGTTCTGCAGTAACCTCTTCCTCTTGTTCTACTTCATCCTGAGTAAATTCTCCAACTTCAGCTTTAGCTTCAATCTCATCAAAGATAGTTCCTAACTTCTCATCATCATCTACTATTGATCTTGCTATCTCTTTATCAATTTCTTTATTTAGAGTTGGAGATCCTACATTGATTGCTTTTGCTTGTTGATAGAACATAAGATCAGAAGCGTAGTCTCTAATGTTGAACGAATCAGGATAAGATATTTCGCCATCAAATTCTTTACCTTGGAACTCAGCAAACATTTTAAATATTTGTTCTTCTGCTAATTGTAAGTGATCTGCTTTTTCAGATAGTCTAGCATTCAATAATTCAAATTCTGTTTGCAAAGCTATTCCTGATGCGATTTGTTGTTTAGTAGTTCTTACTGCTCCAACATGACTAATTCTATTGATTGCATCTACTTTAGTTGAAATCGAATCCATGATAGCTTGTAAGTTCTGACCACTAGGTTGTAACAGATAAGGTTTTAAGTTTGGTTCCATTTCTTCAGGAATCTCTATTATAGCACCAGCTCCAGCTGAAGCATTAACTCCAGGAGTCTTAACTAGTGAGGGGTGGTTAGTTAATCTAACAAGTTGTTCAATTTCAGAATATTCATTGTAAATAGATTTTTGTAGATCAGCAATATCAGTAAGATCGCTCATGCCAATTCCTCTTTTGTGAGATTTAGAATTGAATAAAATAACTGCTGGTATTTTGCCCAAGCGATTAGGTACAGTATCTATTGTTTGAGGGTCATCATATTCACTTTTCACATACACAGTTTCAATTCTATCTGTGTACCATAACCTAAAGTAAGTTCCGCCCTCACTATCAACTTCTTCTCGAATTTTCATGTAATCTAAAACATATCTTCCATTAACTTGTCTTTGGTAATTCCAATCAAAAACATTCTCAGGAGTAATTATTGATACATAAGGTCTAACTTCTGCATCAAGTTCTTGTGCCATAGTTTGAGTTGTAAAGTTTGGCTTATCTAACATCAAAAAACAATGACCATAAATAGATGCATAGTTTTGTGCTTGTGCAATAACTGTATTGAAAGAGTTACCATCTAAGTCAGCATCTTTTAAGAATAATTCTAACATAGGGTCATTAGCTAAGTTACCAAAGTCTCTACTTGGTTTAACTCTAAACAAAAAAGATGAATAAATTTGAACTATATTTTTGCAATGATTATCTAATGCAGTATTGCTTAGTCTTTTTGCATATTCGTTATCAAGTTCTAAATTATATCTATGAAGATATTGACCAGCAGTATAATCAAATCCACCATTGTATGATCTGATATAGAACTCCCATTTATTTACTGATTCTTCATAGTCTTTATGAACTGATATAATTTTGTCTGAGTTTGCCATATTATTTCATTGTCCATCTTGCTGGATTAGAATTTGGTGTTTGAACAACTAAAGGCTTAATGTAATCAATCATGTATCCTAAAGCGTCGTTCATATGGTCAAATCCGTCTTCCTTGTTAGGAATGTTTGTATCTTCCTTGTATGTTTGTCTTTGTAACCCTTTTATCAAAGTTTTGCAAGATTTACTAACAAAAATGTATCTATTGCCTTGTGAATCTTTAAGTTTGGAATTGACAGCATTAATTCTATCTCTAACAGCTGGGTGCTTATGTTTTACTTTAACTTGGAAACCAGCATTTTGTAAAATAGATAAATCAGTTCTCCCTCCAGCAGAAGTCTTTCTTTGCCTTGAAGCTGGGTCAGGATAAATAAAAATAGGCATTCTAGTTCCATATCTATTTCTAATTTCTTCACACATCTCATCAGTATTACTTCCATAAATGATAACTTCATCTACAATATAAATTCTATCTTTTTCAATTTGGCTAACACAAGCTGACATTGGAGATACGTTAAAGTCCATTCCAATATGTAATGATTTAGTCCAATCAATAGATTTCTCAATAACAGATTCAACAGGATGAAAATTGTAATAGATACTTCCAGCATAGTTTTCAAATGTACCTTCAAATTCTTGTCTAAATGTTCTTTGATCTAAGTCTAGTCTTGCTTGTTGGATTTCATCTTCGCTAACCATTCCACCCTCTAGTGTAGTGAACTGAAAGCTATCCCATTCCTTATCTTGCTTACCTTTAAGATACATCTCATAAGTCCAATTACCATATCCTTTTGGAGTACCACACATAAGAACATGACCCATTGTATCTGCTATACTTGCTCTAAGTACTTCAAACCAAGTCTTTTTATCTATGTCAGCAAATTCGTCTAAAATTAAAAAGTCTAACCCCGTTCCACGAAGTGAATCATAATTGTCAGCCCCCTTCAATGATATTTTACTATGAGATTTTTTGACTGTGATAGTCATAGTAGTTTCATTAATGTCTTCAATCCAATTAAATTGATTTAACATTTCTTTTAAACTTGACCATGCTATTTCTTTGGCCATCTTAAATGTAGGTGCAACATACCAAATTTTCTTATTTGGTTGAGACGCATACTTCATCATTTCAGTAATACATAAATAAGTTTTACCAAATCTACGACCTGATATTAAAACTCTAAACCTACTACTATTTGATGATACTTTAAGCTGGGGTTTTGTGAGAGTGATTTTCATTACAAAAGTAAGATATGTATAATTTGTCTTCCTCGAATTTTTCTTTGTATTGGTTTGTTGTTTTAATTGTTACCATAGCACCAGCTTTAGTGCAATCTGTCCAAGTGTTAAATTTTATAGGATGAACTGCTGGAGTATTACAGAATCCTGTAATGGCAGAGCAGATAGTATAAGCTAGAACGAATTTCATTCTTTGGATACTATCTTTTTAATCGACTTACTTCCATCTATATTTTCTTCTAATTCAGCTTGTACTTTACCACACTTATATTCGATATTACTGTTCGCACTTCTCTCAGCTTCTCTTTTGCCTTTTAAACAATCTGACATTTTCTCTTGGATTCTATGCTCTTGTAACTCTCCAGCAACAAACATACACAAAGCAACTACTGAACTAATGATTGTTTCCATTTGCAAAGTCCCTTTGTTTATCTTTTAACTTTTCTACATCTCTTTGTAGTTTTTCAACCTGATCTTTAAGAAACTCAATATTAACTTTATTAGTCATGTTTTGTTCTTGTGTAGTTTCTAACTTTTCAGTTGTTTTATACAAATCTTCAATAAGCATAAATTGTTCTTGGTCTATGGGTTTCTGCGTACTAGCTTCTAATAGGTCTTGTTCAAATAGTTGGTTTTTAGTTTCTAAATTATTAACTCTTTCAATCACACCAAAGTAAGCCCAAACGCCTAAAGCTACTGTTCCTATAATAGCTATTAAGTTTCTTAATGGTAATGCAACAGATGTATTGTCAGATATTTTCATAATGGTTTCATACATAAGGCAAGAAATACAAAACCTAAAATTAACATTCCTGTAAAGTAATAGTTCATAGTCCTACCCATAATTATTTTTTTTTCCTTTTTTTCTTTAGTAACTTAACTCTAGAATGCCATATCCAATTACTAAATTTTAAAACATAAGTTTCTACAAAAGAAATTGCATCATCTAACCAACAAAAAAATTTGTATAAAAATTTATCTATCATTTCCAACTCCTTATAGCCCAATACACAGGAGCTAAGTTCTTTTGACCTCTTACTTTTTTAAGAGTTGCACCATGCCTAGCTAAAAATGATTTTCTTCTTGCTGGTATGTTCTTTTTGATCTTCATTGACGGATCGCCAAATCTAACTACCTGAACTCTACCTGAACGCTTGTTCTTAACATACACGCCAAACTTTTTTGATTTGCCTGGTGTTCTAAAAGGTTTATTTAACCTAACTGTACGTCCTTTGTATTTAGCCATACAAGACTAAATATCATACTAGACCATACATTTCTAATAGTTTTTTAATCTTTGAAAATAGTTTAAGAAGATTATCTCTTTGATCTTTAACTATCTTCAATTCAGATTTTATTTGTTCTAATTGTTTATTTTCCTTGTCCACGATACTTACCTTTGCCTCTTAATCTTCTTTTATGTTTGTTCATAGTAGATGTGATAGGTTTTCTACCGATAGAGGTACCTTTCTCAGTCTTAGTATATTCAACAGTTGCTCCAAAAATATTACCTTTCTTCTTTGACATCTTCTACTTGTGCTTCAATAATTAATGGTAATGGTTCATTTATATTTTCATTAACAGTTCTATCTTTCATTCCTAAGTAGTTTTTACTTAACCAAATTTGCATTGGTGTATTATCTTTCTTAATAGCCTTATCAAACATTTTCTTTCTAAGACTTGCCTTACCTTTTTCTCTATTCTGGTCAATAATTTCGGCATAATTACGCCTTAATGTTCTAGCTGATACACCCATAACAGATGCACATTCTTCTATAGTACAACCAATAGATGCTAAGTTTCCTAGTATTTTTACATCTACTTCTTTTTTAGGTCTTCCAATAGTTATTAATTCTTTGCTGTTACTTTTGTCCATTTTTAGCCTCTACAATTAAATACTCAAATGCTTCACTATCATTCTTATAATCAGTTTGTTCAGCACACCACTTGACCCAATCCTGCCACATTTGATATACTGCATCGTCAATTTTTATAGTTAATGTTTTAGTACCATCAGATTCTTTAGGTTCTTTTTGAGTAGGTTCTTCCCAATCAAAATTACCAAAATTAACTAAGTTATCTATCTCATCTGGTGTATCTGGTAATATGTCTTTTAAGGTATCAGTATCTATATCTGGTAGTACATCATTCTTAATTAGATCACTAAATGCTTTCAAATCATCATCAAACCATACATGATTTCTTCGTCTAGCAATAATAATGGCTTTTGACTTCGGAATATCTCCAAAGTTTTCAACCTGAATTTGTTGCCATCCTATTCTTTTTAATGCTTCTAATCTATGGTTTCCATCTATAACTTCATACTTATCATTTAACTTTCTTACTGCTAGTATTCCAGCACTATCATCATATTTTATAGATTTTATTAACTTGTTTATCTGTTCTTCAGTACCATCTGTCTTATAATTCCATTCAGCTTTAACTAAATTGTCTATGTTCATGGTTTCTACTTTATTCATTCTTGGCTCCCAGCATATTTTTTGTATTCCTGAAGTTTAAGGTAAGCCTCCCAATAGAATACATTAGTTGATTTACTTGAATCTTTAAATTCGTCAATTTTATTCTCTTTTAGTTTGTTTATATCGACTTTTTCCATGTTTGGCAAAGCCTTGGATCTAAAACTATTAAATCTGCTACCTGAAAACCAACTTGTACTATCACAACTGTAACAATATTGAAATTCTTTCATCATTTTTAACTCTGTGCAACCTAACAAATGTACTTTCTTACCTTTAGAAGTAGCTTTTTGACTTATGTATCTTGTTATCTTTAGTCTTTCAGCATTAGATACATTAAACCTTAACTCAGGAACTGATACAGCAATATAATCTGAATAATCAATTAACTTATCTGGGTTTTCATCTTCTAAGTGATAAACATTTATAATTGGAACATTTACTTGAGTCTTAAATTTTTTTCTCATTTCCCAAGCAAACTCAGGCGAGATTTTCTTTTGAACATCACATTCTACTATTGAATGTTTGTATCCTGTTTTATTAACAAAGTTAGCATAATCATCTTGCCATTCAATAATCATTTGTTCTGTTAAAACTGTATGGCTTTTTGCACCAAACATTAATGTAAATAGACCTGAATCTATAATAGTATGAGTATAACTATTAAGACACTTAATAAAATCAATAGCATGTTGGTCTTTGTATCTTCTTATTTGATAAAAACTTCCAAGAACATAATTTACTCCAGCTTTCTTTAATGGCTTAGACATTCCTACATCTTCATGCCCAGCAAAATGAACTTTCATTACTTATGTTTTTTTTGTACAGTAAAACTAGCTTTTTTTACTGCTCCCTTATGTGGTTTGTATGCTCCTTTCATTAGTTTGAAACCTTTACCTGACTTCATCCAATGAAAACCTCTAGGTGCTGAAACTGTTTTCTTAACCATAATTAAACCTCGTACTGATAAACTACTGATCCGTTTTCATTATCTTCAAAAACAGAACATTTTTCTAAATCATACTCTTTTACTAATTCTTTTGCAATCATTTCACAAGACATATCTCCAAACTTACAACATTCACTATCTGCATACTTATCATGTAAATAATCTAAAATTTCTCTTTTGAATCTTATAAATTCAACATCTCTATCATCATGGTTAACTTTTTTTTCACATTCTATATGAAAGATATGTCTATGAGGGTCCTTTAAAAATTTAACATCTTCATATGGACATTTTGACCATTGATGAATACCTTCTACTTGTAATTTACAAACTATTGTTGTTTTCATTTACACAATCTATGAAATTCGTTTTTAACTTCTGCTGATTTAAACAAACCTCTTATTGCTGAAGTTATCATAGTAGAGTTTTTCTTTTGAACTCCTCTGCAAACCATACAAAAATGTTTAGCTTCTATAATAACTCCACATCCTAAAGGATTCATTACTTTCATCATTCCATCAGCTATTTGATTTGTTAATCTTTCTTGGATCTGCATTCTTCTTGCATACACTTCTAACAATCTTGATAATTTAGAAAGTCCTACAACATTTGCTCTTGGAATATATGCAATATGTGCTTTTCCAAAAAATGGTAGCATATGATGTTCGCAAGTAGAGTAAAATTCAATATCCTTAGATATAATCATTTCATCGTAATCAACATTAAAACTAGTTTTTAATACTTCTTCAGGTGTTTGATTGTAACCACCATAAATAGTTTTCCATGACTTAACTACTCTTTTAGGTGTATCTATTATTCCCTCTCTTAAAGGATTGTCTCCTAAATGTTCAATCATTTTAGCTACTGTATGTTCAGCGTCTTCTTCAGCTTGTTCCCAAGGAAATACAATATAGCCATCATATTTACTTCCAATTTGTTTATCTACTACTGTTAAAAATCTAGCTTTTGGAAAATTTTCTGTATGGAGTTTTTTGGTTCTACCACTATCAACTATATCATCTACAATAACAGTTGCTTTGTTTGGATCATGTGTTTTTTTGCATTCTAAAAAATTTGAAACAATCATTCCGCCTTTTGGAATACCAAAAACTATATCATCTGGTGTTATCTTGTCCTGGACAGGAATTAGAAGTTCAAAAAAGTCATCCCAACTCAAATATTTTTTAATCATTTATATATATTGCTGAATTTCCTGAATGTTCTCTTACTTCAACTGACATTAACTTAACTCGTTCATTACTATTAACTTCTATCGTAGTAGCTATTTGTTTGCAAATATATTCTGCAAATTTTTCACAACCAACGTGAGGAATAATTCTAAGTTGTATTAAACCTTTTTCTTCTAATTCTTTAAATGTTTCTAGTTCTGGGTCATCTTCTGCTACTACAGTTTTATGATCAAAAGTTTCTTCTAAAAATTCTTTTACAAATTTTAGATCCCCAAAGTCATAAACCCAATTTCTATCGTTTAACATTCCTTTAAAATTTAATCTTACTGATAAAGCATAACCATGAATATATTTACAATGACTATGTTTTGCTCTCCATTGTCGGAACGCACAAGATAATCCAATACTGTGATTGTAAGTTTTAGTTGAAATATAGCTCATTTAACATTTATAATTTTATGAGTTTGTAAACTTAATTTATACTCTTGGTTGTCCTTTATCAAAGATAAACAGTTTTGTAAAGACTTAGCGTGTTCGTTATATTCTGGTTGCAAGTACTTATATCCATTAAAGTTCTTTAAATGTTCTTTATAAAAGTCTAATTCATTCCCCTCAGAAATAACTAACTTAAATTCATTTGCTCGTCTCCAAAAGCCTTGTAATACAGGAAATTTAGGACTTATATGTTGTTTTGGCGAAAGTGTTACAAATACTTCATCAGATATAGGTTGCCAATAACTTCCCGATGTTTCAATACTAACTTTTCTTCCTGTTTTAATTATTTCATTACAAAGTTCAGGTAAATTTTTATTAATAAATGGTTCGCCACCACTTATAACTACAAGATCAGATTTAAGTTCAGCAATAAGTTCTTCTATAGTTTTTTTATGTTTTTTAATTTTTTTGTTATAATAATCTCCATCTGGTTCATATCCTGTATCACAAAAATAACATCCAACAGGACATCCATAAGTTCTTATAAAATCACAAGCAGTACCGGTATGATAACCCTCTCCTTGTAAAGTTTCTTGAAAAGTTTCATGTATATTTATCATATTAAATTTTTTCCATCTTTATAATGCAACCTTTAGGAAACACATTACAATCTGAAAATTCTTCTTCCTTGTTATCATATGTGCAAAATGTATGCACAAACTTTTTACTATTATTAAAAATAAATGCAAATGTTGTTTTTGAAGCTGGTTCCATGTTAATTAATCCATCATAACTTCTATGTCCAGCATCCCCAAAAATATCAACCCAAGTAATTTTATATAGAAAGTATTTTTTTTTGTTAACTATTATACTATTGTTTTGTTTCATTTTGACTTTCAACTAATGCTTTGTAAAATTCTAATTGTGTTTTAAGTATTTTATTTTCTAGAGATAGATTGATAAGCCTTGTCCTTAAATATTTAAAAATTCTTAAAAAATTTTTCATCTAAGTTTGTATTTTCTAACAGCTTTTTGAATTGAACGATTAACATTTACTTTTCCTCTTCTTTTTTTACCTACTATCTTTTTAGTGTATAAAACAGAGAGCGATGTTGACGTCGCAACGGTCATAGCTAAAAATCCTTTTTAAGTGGTTCATCATCTTTAAACTTGTGTTTATACCATTTTTCTCCATCTAGCAATATTTCCATATAATTACCAAAACTACCTACAATCTTATATTCTCTACCATCTTTTAATTTTGTTTGAATTATGGCTTTTTTTGGGTCTAATTTAACATCTTCATCCTCAAATCTTCTTTGATTAATCCAAGTTGAGACATGAGGAATAAATGTCTTATCTTTAATTTTACCTGAAAAATGATTAAATATTTTAGCAAGTTGTTTAGGATCTTCGTTTTTACATTCTTTTTCATATTTAACTTTAGCCATCTTTTTACTACCTCTCTTGTTGCTAATCTTATCCCAAAAAATTTCAAAATTATTATTATTATTTTTAGGAATAGGTATAGGACTAGGTATAGGTGCCATCGTTTCGCTATTAGCACCATTCCACCTTTTAGATGCTCCTCGCTTACCTGATTCGCTTTTATTTAAGTAATATTTTTGTAAATATTCGTATTCTTTTGTGATTCTACCATGTGTCCATGTATTTATTGTATCGTTTACAACTTTTTCTGTATTTTTAAAAAATTCATTTAAAACTTTTTTCACTGTCTCTTTACAATTTACATTAACACAATGACATATTCGTTCTGCTGATAAAGTAGAAAATGGCTTTGCATTTTTAGTCCAAGCAAAACACAATAATCTTATATATATTCCAACTTCTTCATTAGATAAATGTACTGTTTCAGCTGTAAATGTATCTGTAAATAATGGTATTGAGGGTAGTTTCATATCATCTCCTTTGCTAGTTTAAATGGTTTTTCATATTCGTCTTTGTAAAGTGTCTTATATACTTTTTCTAAAAGTTCCAACTCAGTACCCATTTGTTTTACAAATGTTTTCTTACTTCCATGAATACTAAATTTTCCTGTGTGATGATCCATACATAATGGAATTACACACCAATCAGAACTTCTTCTTCCTATTCCTGTATTTACTCTTATGTGATGAAGTTGTGGGGGTCTTCTACAAACTAAACATCCAAGTTCAGCGACATTGTTAAGATGTTCTTTTAAGATTTTAGACTTATATCTTGCCATACAATCGCTTTTCTTCCATATTGAGTTGTAACTCTCTTTCCACTATCTTCAATTAAGTTCAACACTTGTAACTCTCTTACTCTTGCACACACACTTGATAAAACCATTTCTAGTTCATATGCTATTTGTTCATTTGAACTTGGTTGTGTTTTTATAAGGTCATGTACTCTCTCTCTAAGAGTTTTTACTTTTGGTTGTTGTTTTTCATAAGCGTGTTTTGATGTCTCTGTATTGTTATGTGCTTTATAACTAAATAAATCATAATTACTCATTAGCTAACTCCTAGTTTCATTTCTGTTTGTTTAAATGAAATAGCTATTTTATAATTATCATATTCGTATCTTGCTTGAATTAACTTTTTTTCTGCAAGAGCATAACTTTTAACTACATCTTGATAATCTTTATCTAGCATCGCTTCATGTTCAGCTTCAGCATTTGTTTTAACAAACTTTTTGTGTTTAAGTACACATTTTGAAAACATTGCTTTTTTTCCAGCTTCTAAAAGAATAACTTTTTCTTCTGCATCTGACCATTTGTTAGATAACTCATTAAGTTGTTCTTTAATTTGATCACTAGTGAGTATTGTCATTATTATTCTCCTGTTCTATTTCATCTAATCTTTCTCTCATCTTATCTATTTCGTTTTGTAATGGACTATCATTACTTTCTAACATCTTAGCGAATACTCTTACAAAATGAGTTAAGTGCATATCTCCAATGTTAAGTAATTGCATTTTAGATTTAGAATAGTAAGTTAAATTTAACAATCTTCCTAAATCTTCTGGTACTGCTCTTTTTTCTAAAAAACTTTGTATCTCTAGTAATTGTTTTATTTTCATATTTATCTCCTAAGGATAGAGTAACATTTCTTCCGCTTCTCTCTCCAATTGTTTTATTTGTTGTTTTAAGTTTTTGTTTTCTTCTTGAAGATTATGAATAATTTGTTTTAATGTTTTAAAAGCTAATTCACTCTCATCAAGTTGTCTTGTTAGATCAAGGCTACCACGATCTTCAGTAGCCTTAATTTTTTTACTTTTATCACTCATTAAAATGGTGCGTCTTCCATTGGTAAGTCATCATCCATTAAATCAGGTCTTTGATCAACTTGTTGTGGCTGATTGTATGAATTGTTTTGTTGATATTGTTGTTGTTTTGGTTTGCCAATATAAAAAGTAATCTCACAGTTTTCATTACCATTATATTCAGTCATTCTAACACCAATTTTAAGAGGATTTCCATTTGCTCTCTCTTGTTTAATGTCAGGACTTTTTAACCATTCGCCTAACTTTTTTAAGAAGAACTCATCTCCATCTCCTTTGAAATCATAACTTGTTGGCTTGGCTTTGTATTTATTTTTAAATACCTTTAAAGTAATTCCTTTAAAGTTACTTTGTTTTCTTTGGTTTTGCATTTGCGTTTTTCCTTTTATTTGCGTTATATTCCTTTAGCTGATCGTTATAAAGTTCTAATGACTTATAACAATCTAATAGTCCAAGGAATGCTTTTGTGTGTAAAGGCTTATAAGATAAGATACGAGATTCAAAATCATCATCGTTCTTAGGTAATCTAACAATGCAAAGTTTATTTATTTTTTTGCTTGTTTGTTCCTCATAAGCATACTTGTAAGCATGAAGTTGTAAGCAATAGTTATGAAATATACCATTACTTGTTTTTATGTCTATTAAGATTAAATTGTTACTGTTGTCAGTAGCAACTATATCTAATGTTCCACAAAAACCCTTTTCTGAATACAAGAGTTTTTCAGATTCTAATAATTTAAGTTTATTAGTAGTCCAAAAGTTTTTAAACTTTTCAAAACAGTTTTTCACAATCTTATCTTCTGGTTCTATGACTTCTAATCCTTTAAGCCAATCCTCAGCAAGTTTATGAACTATCGTTCCTATTCCTAAAGTTTTTTGTTGTGTTTTTTGATTAATGGCATCAGCTTCAATCATTACATCTTCTATAACATCTAAAGGAATTTTTTTAGATACCATAGCCTGTTTAATTAATTTCTTCTGATTAAATAACTTCCAATTCCATAAACCATTGTTAGCCATCATATCTAGAATACCAGATGTTCCTGGAACATACTGATTGTCCTTTACATACTTATGACCTGATTCGTTGAAAATTATTGTATGACCATGTTCGGTCTTATGCGTGTTGTTCGACATTTGCGTTCTCCTCTGTTTTTGCGTTTTGTATTGCGTTTTTGTTCATTGATAATACTATACCATCAAAATAATTTGTAAACTCAGATATATCACATTTTATCTTTTCGACAAATATTAAAATAGAATGAAAAGGTATTCTGTTTATACCATTCTCATATTTTTGAATTTGTTGGAAAGTTACCCCTAACCAACTAGCAACTCTTTCTTGAGTATAGTATTTTCCTATAACATGACCTCCTCTTTGTATTTCTTTTTTTAGTCTAATTTTTTTCATTGTTAGACCAAGAACATCATAAAAAATACTAATGTTCTCTTGTTGATTAAGACCTAACTGATCTAATCTTTTTTGTATTACTTCTTCACACTGTTCAGGTGTTTTTATCTTTGTTGGAATTGTTACTATCATAAAATCCCCATTGTCCTTTCTCTGTTTCACTTAGTTTATTAAATTGCTCTTTAAAGCATATCCTACATAACGCTGTATCGTTATACATAGAATTTTTTGATACAAACCATGCAAGTGTATCTTTAATTTTAAAACACTTTGCACATTTCATTGTAAGTAGTTTTTTTCCAAACAACTTTTTCATTAGTTAAGAACCGAATGACCTCTGTTGTTAAGGCATTTTCTAACTAATGCTTCGTATTTAGTATCCATATCTTTACTAAATGACCAATACAAAATGTTTGAGATAAAATTAGTGTTATCTTTTCCAATCTTATCACAATGTTGTAAGTCATTAGTTAGTTCTACTGCTTTTGCTTTATCAAAAGTACCACTTCTACCTGAAGTATCTACTAATGGCTGGTAAGCACAGTTAGTTAGAAATATTAAAATTATTAAGTATATTTTTTTCATATTTGCGTCTCTCTTGTTTGTACTCTTTTGAGTTTGTTGCTTTTGAGTGTGGCATTATAGAATAAACATCTTCAAAAAATGGATTGTTGTCTCCAAATGTCCACCCTCTCTTTTTAGAAAGTTTCGTCATAGCTTTTATTCTTCTCTCTTGAAACTTTTCTATTTTCTTTTTTTTAATCTCAAATGTTCTACCTTTGTTTTCACTTATAACATCTAAGATTCCCCATCTAGTTTGTTCTACCATAATATAACTCCTACAATAAATCCTACTACAAAGCATATCCATTCTCTACGATAGTAAAGTTCAAGTGCTTTCCAATCTTTAGGTGTCTTTCCAAATATTTGCATATTAATATTCCTCCGATTTCATAATTGTCATTACTCGTCTTGTTTTAGTTTGGTCAGCTGGATCTTCAGATAAACCACTATGTCTTTTATCATAATAATCTATTTTAAAAAAATAATCTGCTCCATCAACTGTTACTTTCCCAAAGTCATGTTCTTTGTATGGGTCATTATCTTCATTAAATTTATCAAAGTTTCTAACTTCTTCAATAATTTCTTTATATTTACCTGAAGAAAAGACTCCTGAAGTACAAATAATTTGACCTCCTTTACCCTCTTTTCTTAAACAATCGTTTAGTTTAACTATTTTTTCTTTTCTTATAACTACTTCTACGTCTTCTAGTACTTGTCCTAAGTTCATATATTCTCCTTAATGTAATGTTGCGTTAGTTGGTTTTTTCTTTTTTGGTTTAGCTGTAAGTTCTTTGGAACTACTCATAGCATCTTTCATAAGTTCCATAGCATCTTTTTTTGTAGGTGCTACATCAAACAAACATCTAAATGTTTCATAAAATATTAAGTATAAAATATTAGATATTCCTATTGTGTCGCTATATTTATCTACTAAACATTCTAAATGAGAAGTAACATCTTTATGAGCTTGATTCATTTTTCTTTTAGACATTATATCCCTCCTTGTGTTGCCCACACATGAAGACAAGCCATTATAATTATAACAAAACACGAAACACTTAAAGTAAAACCTAAAGTGTATAAAATCATTTTTTTCATTATGCTACTCCGAAGATTTCTCTGTATTTCATAAAAGCTAAATGAAACCCAAGTGGATTTCCATTAGCTTGTCTTTGAATTGAATATAACCAAACTGTATATCCTGTATTCCAAAGTTTATTAGCTTTAAGACTATCTTCATAATCTGATGAAGTGTTTAAATCTTCATCTGTACCTTTTGTGATATTTAAAATATCAACTACTTGTTTTACAGTTTTAGCTTTTTTAATTTGCTTACCATCAATTAAATCAAAATAAATTTGTAATTTATTATCTTTAAAATCTAAGTGATAAACTTTTTTAGTTATGTTTTTCATTATATCTCCTTAACTGATTTGATATTATTTTTTCTAAAAAACTTATCAGCCATCTTCAATGAACTTATAGTAAAGTTAAATCCTTGATCTAATAAGTCAGCCTTAACATCTTTGAATACTTCGTTCATAGATTTTTCTATAAATAAAATATTAGAAATGTTTTTAGGTTTAGATTGTTCTTTGAAAGAACGAAAAACAATTTTAGTTAATGTTCTGTTATCAAAGTTGATTGTTATGTTCTTACTCATTTGTGTATCTCCTTGTTTGTTTTTTTTCATAATTAAGATTAGGAAATTTTTATATGTAGTTCAACTAGAAAAGATATTTTTTTTATTTACTTAAATGTGGTTTATTAACTAGATAATATGCAGTTTTATATTTTGTACCAAGTTATGCTATGTATTTAAAATTGAATTAAAAAACTTCTTTCAATTATTTGTGGTATGTCATATATTGAACTTGATCATTAAATTGATCGCTTTTTTTCATATAAAGTATATCTCTCTGTTTGGGGGTGGAGCAATCCACCCCTACTCAATTTATACTTCTTTCTAATCCTGTCATGTCAGTATCTTCATGTATTCCTGTGTATGTCATTTCATAGTTAACTAAATAAACATCTTGTCTTTTTTCTATTTCAGAAATCATTTCATTTACTTTTGTGAAGTATGGAAAAACATCTACAAATCTAAAAACCACATAATGTCCGTACGGACTTGTTTGAGTTTCTAATTGAAATTCTAATTCTGTAATAACTGCATCCACTTTCATGGATGTATTATACTATTTTCTTTTAATTAATTCAGTACCTTTTATGCCATAAATTGCACCAACTACTGACACGAATAAAATTTGGAACCACATCGGAAGTTCTTGGAAATATCCAAAGAATAAATCTATCTTTATTTTAATGTCTGGATCGTCGCTAAAAACACTCCACACCAATAAAAGAATAGGAGCGGAAACAAGCAATAATACAAATTCATCTTTCCACGAATTTTGCTGATCATTTTTAATAACTTTTGTATATTCGAGTTCTCCACTTGCTAATTTTTCTGCATGTTTGCTTTCGGCATCTGCCATAAGCATCTTAGTTTTTTGTCGTTGCTTATATACATGACTACCAGCATTTATTGCAAGTTTAATTGCACTTAACCACATTTTAATTCCTTTGCTAATTTACAGTAATGAATTATCTTATCATATCGTTCAGCAGGATTCTCGCCTTTTTTTTGCCTAACTGCATATTTCACAATATTACCATCAATAAAGTCTAAATTATGAGAAACTATTAGCTCTATTGGTTGAATCTTGCCTTTATAGTGTGTACCACCTATTTGAGTGTCTAAGGCACTCTCCGTCGCTCTATGGCTGTTTAAACGTCCTTTTTTCATACTATCTCTCCTATCCAATCTCCTTTGGCATTTAGCACCATCGGTAATAGTCTAGGTATGCCATTTAGTATGATTCCACAACCTATAATAAATCTAGTTTTAAAATTTTTTGCATATGCAAAAGCCATGCTCTTTTGGTTTATAAGGCACCCCACATTCATGCCAAAAAATAAGTTATCAGGATTTGCCCACCAAGATATTACAAATTTTGTATGATAATGACCTTGAACACAACTCATTCCCATTGCTTGTGAAGTTTTTAATACATCTGCACTTCTACCATGTGTAAAAAAACATCTTTGTCCATTTGACATTGTAAGTGTTAGATCATCAATCCACTTCCATTTTTTAGTGCCTAAGAAATCTCCATAGTCTTTTAAAAATTCTTTACTCATTCCAAACTTTAATGCTCGTCTATAAACTAAACTAGAATGGTTTGAATCTACTTCTGTAACTTCAGGAAATATACCCTCAAGTTCTTTAACATATTTTCTAGCTTGTTGAAGTTCATGTCCTGCAGAAAAAAGATCAGGGTTATGTTCGTGCATAGATATTGCATGAAAGTCTAAACTATCTCCAATATTAACAACAGTATCAGGTTTAAATTCTTTTTTTATAGCTTTAAGAAATGCGAAACTATCTTTGTGATGATATGGGATGTGCATGTCAGAAATGACTAAGATTTTAGAATTTTTCATACAAGTATTCCTTGTATATTATTTTGAAAGAAAGTAAAGAACCTGAGCAATAAACAGAATTGCTATAGCACCAACTCCATATAAAATTTTATTTGTTAAGCTATCAAATTTTGAATCTAATTTAGAATCAATCTTATCTATGTCTTGATGCATATGTTTAAGATGATTAGTTTTAATTATATTTATTTCTCTAGTTAATCCTTTAACATGGCCATATAAACTTATTAAATGTTCGCCTGTTGTTTTAGGATTTTTAGCCATTAGTCAACTGCGCAGATGTTTATTTCTCCACTGCCTCCACCATGATGTAAAAATGCAACTTTATCGCCTGAGATAAAACTAAATACTTCTACTGTATTTGGTGGAAGCAAGACATCTTCTTCGGTAGCAGTAGGATTACTGCCAAACTTTATATGAGCATGACTTGTAACTGAAATTCTGACTTTACCTGAACCGGTATTAATAGCTGAACTTTGCGCTGATGAGGACCCAATTGTATGAGTCTCAGGTGTAAAATCAGGATCTATTCTAGTTACATTTGTCATTACATTTTCTTTCTTCTTTTACCCATTTTGGATTTCATTTTTGTTTTTTTCTTTTTTTTTCCGTAAGCCATTTTATTCTCCTTAATTGGTTAGTTTTCCACCTGACCATTTTGCATCAGGTAATCCATTTTTATACGATTTGCCATCAAATGTTAATACTTGTTTTCTATTTGAGCCATCTTTGTATGATACATGAATCCAACCACTATTAGCTTCTCCAGTATAGTACTCCAAGATTAGCTGGTCAAAGTCGCAATTGTTTTGAATCCATAAAGCTACTTGAAGATTAGAGACACCAGCTATTTCAAAATCTGTTGCGTTTCCTGTAGTATGCTGTGATGTTTTTTTACTGCCTATTGCTTCGCATAATTCTTCTGATCTATAACCAGATGTAATAGTAACAGGCTTATCAAATTTAATTCTTACAGGCTCTAATACTTCATAACATAGATCGCCTAAGTTTTTTATTTCTCCAGCACCAGCTTTATTCTTAATACCTTTTCTTGTAGCAGTTTGGCTTTTTTCAAATTCTTCTAGTGTAAAATGTTTTGATAACTGCATAATTACCTCGCTGTTGTTGGAATTTTTGTAGATGAAACAAATGGAGAATCTGCAAATGCCATGTAGATGTATGTTGACCCAGAACCATTTAAAGCACCATCAGTAGTTCTCCATTTAAAACCATTAGATAAAAAATCTATATTGTCATCTGTTTCTTCTGCTCTACTATCATTAATTCTTATAGGGTTATTATCTACATTGTAGCCAAGTCTTTTATTATCATAAATTCTCCAATCAGAAACGCCACTACTTAATTTTGCTATTATTACTGCTGGTTTAAAACCTGTATAAACGAATGTTCCATCACTATTGCCATTCCCTGTGTATGAGCCTGTTTTGGAATAACCTTTTTTTTCTGCGAAGCAGTAGGCTATCATACCATCACTAGAGCCATTGGTATTACTATTATTACCTACACTAAAAACAGTTGAAGTTGGTGCAGTTGCATCAAAAGTTGTAGATGATGCTCCTTTTGCATTTGCTTCATTTAATCTTAAAAAATAATCTTTAGGAGAAGAATCTAATGCACTGTGATAAACAATCCAATCTACAGCATCAACTCTATTTTTTAATATCATTACATCTGGAGTAACTCCAAGTCCATGTCCAACAGTGGCTGATGCTTCTGTACCTGTCCAAGACACAATACTAAATCCAGCAGTAGTGTTAGCAGATACAGAACTTGTTATGCTTCCATCTGTGTTTGATGATGCTGTGCCACCAGCTAACCAGTTCCATGCTACATAAGTTTCTGAGTTTTGATTAACAGTTCCGTCAGAACCTACTTGAAATCCATCTGATTGAAATGCTTGTAATCTATTCGTAGTATCTGTTATTTCTGCAAGATTTTCATTACTAAATAAATGAGGAGTTGCACCAATAATTGAATTTGCTAATAAATGAAAAGAAGTATTAGTTCTTTCTTTTAACCATACCAAATCTGGCTGAAATCCAACACCTGTTATATTCCTGTCATCAGCACCATTTCCTGTCCATAAAACAGTATTAAAATAATCTGTTGGTTTATCTATTGTTGTGTAAGCCATTATCCATACTCCGCTAAGTTTTTAGAATTAAGTGCATAATATCCACTAGGTACTGCATATTCAAAGTTTCCATAGCCATTACCATCACTATTTCCAGATGAGATTGTAAAAGATTCTACTCCACCAAAATTGACAACAAATACAGGAGAAGCACCACCACTTGCAAAACAAGGAACATAATTTCCATCAGTTATAGAAATAGTGCCTTGTGTAGTTCCATTTTTATACCAAGTAACTTCATTATCATCTAAATTTAAAGCACAACCAATAATATCACCACTTGAATAAGATGCACCATAAGAAGCACCACCATCTCCATCTTTATATCTATTACCATTCCCAGAATAATAAACTAAACTTCCAGCTTGTTGAAATGTGTTTCCTGTATAAGTTGATACATCTGGTCTTAACCAACCAATAAATGATTCAGTACCACTATTTAATTCTACTTCATAATACCATTTTCCTGATGATACAAAAAAATTTCCTGTAATTAAATCATTTGCTGTTAAACCAACATTTGTATTTGCTTGTCCTAATGATGGCGCACCAATTTTATCTAAAGGATTTAATAAACAAAAGTTATTAGTACAAGTATCAGTAGCTTGATCTCCAGAAGTTAAATTATTTACAGTAAAGTTATTTCCATTACCAGATACATCTGCACCTAGACTACCAGAGTTTTCAAAGTCTAAATAGAATCCATTTG